ATTCGCGAGGATCTTCGCCTGGTTCTCGCCGCGGCGAAGCCGGAAGTACCGGCACTGCTTGCGGCGATCAAGGACGGCAAGGTTGACGGCTCGACATACACAGGCGCTTGCGCGTGCTTGGTCGGCACGATCGCGAACGCGCGCGGCGTCGATCACCGGCACGTCGTGGGCCTTGAGCCGGACTCATCGCGCCACGCGGAGCGGTTCTTCCTTGCGATTCGCAAAGGTGATACGCCGGAGAATAGCCAGGTCGCGGCAATCGCGGCGAAGTGGATCGAGGAGTTCTTGGCGGAGCAAGCGGTGCCCGCGTGACGCTCCGCTTTCCTCCGCCTAAGAGACGGCACTGAGCGCAGCGCGTATAGAGGTCGGCATGTATTACGGCGGGATGCCTGGGCAACAGACGATCTTCATCAATTTTGTTCAGGCGTGCAGTGTATGCGGTCAGCCAGCTACAAAGCAGACGCGCCCCGACAATCGCCTATGGTGCGAGGCACACTTTGCCGAGGTCAAGCGCGCGATCGACGAGCGCAATGCAAAAGCCGGCATGGCGACGATTCTGGAGGCGATCTTCGCGGCGACGCGACCGGATATGCGCAAGAAGCTCTACCGCGCCCTCGCCGCGGTGTGGCATCCCGATGCTGGTGGGGATGCTGCGCTTATGACGGCACTCAATGCGATCAATGAGAAGCTTGCATAACTAGCGTCGTAATCCGCCACTAGGATCACAAGCCAACACTACGGAGTACGTAAAACAGTCGAGAAGGTCGTCTGCTCGCTTACCGTCTTTATCTCCAATGCGAAAATTCGTGACTTGCTTAACTAAGTGATTAGCAGTTATGCGCTTATGCATAGATGTTTTGTTATATGCCTCATCTGCGATTTTTATATTTCCGGCATAAACGAACGGACTTGCAGCAATAGCGCGCTCATCTTTGCCCATACTCGTCAGCTTAGAGTTGATTGCACGCGCTTGATGCCCTTTGCTTTTCGCCTGCTGAAGGAGCACGGTTCCTGTCGCCTTATCCTCTATATGGGCTCCGGTGCTACCAAGACGTGCGCCGCATTGTCGGGCCAACCGCTCGCAGCGTTCGTAAACATTCACTAGCCAGCTATCTTGGCTTGCTCCATCAATTTGAAGAACCCACCAGTCAAGAATGACTGCACATGGCTTTGCATATTGCGCATAGCCAATATAAACAACCGCAGTAGAATCATGCTCCATGCCTGACTTGATAGCCGTATCGATGACTGCGAACACCGTATCACATTTGTTAGGCATCGGCACAGGCGCACCATTGATGAGCAACGATTCCATTGGAAAGAATGCGACGCCTGACCAATCGACAAACTCGGCTAGGTATTCTTGGCGATAGACTTCCGGCGAGTTTTCTTCCTTGAGTTTCTCTACTTCTTCAATAGGAAGATGAGGATTATTTGATGTCGGCTCGTGAAACTCAACGAACGGGCTATCCGGATCGGTGCAAATGTGGTAGAACCAATTCTCCTCATCTTTGCCCGCAGGCGTCGATAACGCCAAGCCGACGCCGCCATAATCAAGCAACGTAGGCTTGATAGATTTTTCCCATATGTCTGCCATGTCCGCGCCTGCGAACGCGGCTTCGTCTATGATGACGCCGTGATATTTACGCGAGCGCCCCGCGCGCGGGTTGTTGAGCGTCCAGAAGTCAACGCGGCCGCCGCCTATAACGCGGATCACGCCGTCGATCTTAGACGCTGAAATGATGATCGGGCTTAGAATCTCGTGTATCTCACGGTACGTTTCAGACAAGATTTTGTAGTCCGGCGCGAAGAGGCCCCATGATTCGCGCCGCGCGGCACCGTCACAAACAATCGCAGCGGCTTCAAGCGTTTTCCCCCAACGCCTCCCGCATCGCACAACCTTGTAGCGCGCGGAAGAGGCAAGAACCGTCTTTTGCCCAGGATGAAGATGCGGAAGCGTTATGGTGTAGATTCGCGCAGCCCCCCTTTGATGTTTATGGTGACTTCTTGCTTTTCTTTATCTTTCGACTTCAAGCTAAAGTATTTGCTATATCGGCGCTCAAGTATCCATGCCGCCATGCTACTCCCCTTTTCGCCTTCCAGGCCCTTGACAAGCATGTTCGGAACCGCGCGCGCGCGCGCGCGCGTTACAGCAGCAAAAAAGGATTTGTATGGTACGATTCCTGCTTCTCCTTGCTCCATCCAATGACGAAAAGTTCTTTCGTTTATCCCGTTCGCTAGGGCAGCATGCTTACAAGGCGTTCCAATCTCCAGCATTTGGCAAATTGCATCAGTAAGCTGCGGCGTAAGGCGTAATTTCCTAGGCATGAACCAAGGCAACTTTCTTCCCGGTAAACGTCTCCCAGCGCTCCACGATCACGTCGCAATAAAGCGGGTCGATCTCCATGATGCGAGCTTGCCGCGCCGCCTGTTCGCATGCGATGAGCGTCGTTCCGGAACCGCCGAAGAGGTCAAGCACAATACCCCCCCCCGGCGAGCCGTCGCGCACGAGCTGCTCAATGAGCGCGACCGGCTTCATGGTCGGATGAAGATCATTCTTACGTGGACGGTCATACTCTAATACGGTGTTACGTGAACCTTGGTCTGCAAAGAAACGATGCGTCTTCGGCCATCCATATAAAATAAATTCATGCTTGGCGTGATAATCTTTTCTTCCGAATACCGGAGCATTTTTTACCCATACCAAATAATCGCCCCAATGAAATCCAACATCATCGAGCGCAAGTCGTAATTCGTGCAATGTCAAACTTGACATTGCAATATAAAATGTTGCCGATGTATTCCACGGAATAAGCGCAAGCCATGAGGCAAACCATACGCGATAATTTTCAATAGCATCATTTTCGATGCGCTTTTCGATGCGCTTTCCAGCAGCGCGAGGATTACTCTTAGAGTATTCATTGAGGAACTCGTTTTTAGCGCCATAGTCAACCCCATAAGGCGGATCGGTCACAAGCGAATCGACCGCTTCTTCTTGCAACAATAGGGCGAGGGAATCAGCGTTCGTTGAATCTCCGCACAGTAAACGATGCGTTCCAAGCACATACATATCGCCAAGCTTCGTTTTCGCTACCTTTGGAATAGGCGGAGCTTCATCGGGATCGGCGCCGCTGCCTGAAGCCTTTATGTCGCTCAGAAGCTGATCGAGACGCAGCTCACTGAAGAGAACCTGATCCTTCGCGTGAATTTCCGCGAGCAGCGTTTGCAGATTGTCCGTAAACTCTCCGCTGAGGTGAGTCGAGTTCAAGGCGACATTAAGCGCCTTCTCTTCGTTCTCGGCGAGGTCCACGATCACAACCGGGACATCCTTGATCTTGCTTGCGCGCAGAACTTTGAGCCGTTGATGACCGCCGACCACGAAGCCTGAGCGCTTATTCCAGATGATCGGCTCAACGTAGCCGAACCGTTCGAGGCTTTTCGTGAGCGCTGCCATTGCGGCGTCGTTGATCCTACGCGGATTGTACGGGGCAGGCTTGAGATCGGCGAGCGGAACCGCTCGAATCTCATGCGTTGTCACCAGTGCGGGAGGCTGCGCGGCCCGCTTGGTTCCGTTTTTGCTGTTCGCCATGCCGCTATTATACAGGAGCGGGCGTGCCCAACGGATTGGGCGCCGAGGTTCGTAGCTCGGGTTCTGCGGGTTCGAGTCCCGCCGCCCGCGTAGTATGGCGGCATGCTCAACCTTCTCAGCGTCCAAGCCATCGCCGCGCTCGCGCAGGCACGGAAGCCGGCTTTCAAGGTGCCCTGGCATCCGGCACTCATGCAGTATGCCTCCTTCTATTCGGATGCTGTCGTCGGCTGTACGCTCGCTGACCCCTGCATGCTTGCGGCCATCGTGAATAGAGAGTCGGGCGGCCAGAACATCCTTCAAGAAGGCATGGCGCCGGGTCTCAACTGCGGCGTCGGCGTCTGCCAAATCACAGCCGGCGTCTCGTGGACAGAGATCGCAAGCCCGAGTTATCCGGGGATACCAGGATCCTTGCTCGACCCAAAAACGAACCTGTATGTAGCTGCACATTACTTTCTTGAGCCCGCACTTGAGCGCTTCCCTGATAACCACGTCGCGGCGTTCGCGGCGTACAATCTCGGATCGAGCGGCGTGAGCACAGAGCTTGCCGAGGGCCTTTCGCCGGATTCGTGGACAACCGGCAATAATTACGGGGCGTCAGTCTTCCAGGATTGGATCAACTTCGTTGCCGCTTCGATTGGTGAAAACGTCGACTGGGCGAGCTACAAAGGATAGAAGCCAATGAGCCCGCTTCCGCTACCAAAACACATCACGATCGGCGCGCTGGCGATCTCGGTCCTCTCCTCCATCGTCGCCTGCGCGAATGCGACGATCACGCTTTCCGGGCCGATCCATATCCTCGCCGCGGAACATGCCGGCAAGATCATCGCAGCCGCTTCCATTATAGGCGGCATCGGGGCGGTGCTTGCGGGGCTAGGAAAGAGCCCGCTAGAACCCGCAAGCCCAACAATCACCGGGACTGCGGATACCTCGCAGCGCCCTCAATAGAAAGAGGACCATGTGGCAGCAGAAAATCCAGTCTTAAATGTTCTTGCCGAAATTCCGGTTTTTGTAGTTGAAGTAGAGGTGCTTGAATCTGAAGTTAAAGCAGGAATCACGGTAACGACGCCCGGCATTGCCGCATCGATCGCCGGGATTGCCGGACGTCTCGCACTGACTTTCACGCCGAATGCGCTTCTAATCCCAGCAACGGTTCCGGCAGTAAGCTAACTAGCGTCTTCTTGCGACTCCTTCATGGCTCCCCGCTTTCTTGGGCGGTGAGCAATGACGTTTTCGCCATTTTCGCGATAGTGTGCCGCGAGCGGCGGGGAATCGGATGCCGGTTCCCCGTTGCGCGTACTGACTTCGACGCGATGATGGGCGCTACCAAATAAGTTCGGTAACGGCTCTTTCCCAGAAGCCGCATCTAGCGTTATCTCATCCAAGGATCGGTAAGCAGCCTCAAGGTCTTGCCGAGCCATTTTGAGATTTTCTTTTGCGACGTCAAGTTCGTCTTCATTGCGCTCGACAATCGCACGCCGGCGAGATATTTCCATCGATGTTTCTGCAATGCGATTGCTTTGGGTGGCAGAGAACTCTCTCACGCTTCCTCGCTTCTGAGTTTTGAGCTCATAAACATTTCTTCGTTAACGCTGATATTGCCTAGCGTTTTAGCAATCGGCATGTTCCATGCTTATGATTTAATCATTCGAAACAACACCGATTAGAGGGATGTCGAGGCATTTTCTAGATAATGCCTATATGAGTTCGCAATATATTCCTAAAAACAAGTTGATGGTTGATTACTTCACGTGGATGTCCCTACTCGAAGGGCATTCGCCTCGAACGTGCGATGCGTACGCTGCAAGCGTCGATATGTTTGTAGCATTCCTAGGCAAGAAAGGGATTTATCGCTTACCTATTGCGACAACCAAGGATATTGAAGCATTTATGATGTCGCTTCGGAGGCGCGAATTGAAAAATTCAAGCATAGCGCATATCGTCTCTGCCTTGCGATCGTTCTACTCATGGAGGCATAGGGTGCATGGCAGGCCGGATAATCCGGCTCTAGATGTAAGACGCCCGCGGCCCGATAAGCGACTCCCCGTCGTGCTCACGCGCGAAGAAGCGGACCTCATTCGGACATCAGAGGTCCCACCCGAAGGCATCACCGCGAAGCGCACCGATCTGCAACGCTTGCGAGATCGCGCGATCCTCGAACTGCTTTATGGTGGAGGCTTACGCCGCATGGAGATCGCCGCGCTTGACGCACACGATATCGACTTCGAGAAGCGTTGCCTGCGTATCATTGGCAAACGAAACAAGCAGCGCATCGTTTTCTTCAGCGAAGATGCTGCAAATGCCATGCTTGCTTACCTTCAAGTTCGACCGGAGGACGGCGACAAGGCATTTTTTCTCGGGCGCGGGCGTCAACGGCTAGGGCTCTCGATCATAAACCACATTTTCAAGGAGCATTCCCGAATCGCCGGGATTGCTCGCGCTACGCCGCATGTGATGCGGCATACCTTTGCGACGAACCTCGTGGAGAACCGCATGAATATCAATGCCATAAAAGAGATTCTTGGGCATTCAAGCCTTGCTACGACTACGATTTACCTTAACGTATCAGGCGAAAACATACGTGAGGAATTCGAGAAAGCGCAAGGTCGCATGGCGCAACGTTGCGCCGCACAGAATAAGGCGTCCTAGTCAAACGCCCAATTAACGATGCGGGAAGCGGCATGGAACTCATCCGCTCCCCCCTCCTCTCTTTCTTTCATCATTCAACGAACGAATAGCTAAAATGGTTTTATACAATTCGTTTTGCGTATCAATGGAAAGCTCGGTGTATTCTTCATCGGTGATCGTCCGCAAGGTGAAGTCTGCATTGAACACGTTTATGCGAGCACAGTCAATACATACTGTCACGTCGCCTGCTTGCGGCCTCAGTGTTGGGTCGGAAAGGCAGGATGCAGCGTCCCCATGATACCCGCAAAACGGACAGCGTGAAGGAGTGATAATCTCGCCGCTTGCAGTCGTGCGATCGTCTATCATCGCTGCTCCTCTTGTAGCGGAGCGAGACAACTGCCTGACACAATCAGCTATTGCTGTATCCCGGCGTAGCGCACGTATTATGAGGTCCTGTTCGGAGAGTATGAAATCGCAGAGTTTACCTTCAGCAACATACATATCTTCGTCGCTGGCGTCCTCTACGGCACAAACAAGCGCTTGGAATTCCTCTTCCGCTTCGCTCATCGCGCTTCTTCCACGCGAACAGCAAACGCAGTCAGGCCGTCAGCGGAACATTCCACGATGCTCCATGTGCCAGGTTCCATATCTTTGGCTTCATCAATAACAATTATGAAGCCGACTTGTAGCTGAACATTTGATTTCACAAGAGCGCTTTTGGAATGTCGATGCGGAATGGTGAATGAAAACTCGCCTCCGACAAGCTTCGTGAAACCTTTCGCTTCGTTGCTCATCGTAGTGCTCCAAGCTTTCGGAGCGCAATATGCTTCCGCGTATTGCGGATATCACGTCCTCGCTCAGAAAAGCGAATTCTCCATGCCACATACGTCCTATAGCAAAACCAATGAAAGCGGCGGTCCTTTTCGTTCATTGCTTTGCCTCCCGTATCGCCGCCGTATTCGCGTCAATCGCTTCGATGATTGCGAGCGCCTCTGCAAATCCCGGATCAAATGTATGAGTCAGATTCCAATCGATTCTTGCTTCCAAGAACCCACGACAGCGGCGCTCCTCGCTCGCCGGTGCGTTCTTCACCGGGTCGTCTGCAACCGCGCCAAACGAGAGAAGCGGAATGCCGTTGGCCGTATAGCTATCGATGATCGCGAGCACCGCATCGATAGCAGAATTATGCTGATTGGATAGCATTTGCGAAACGCCGTTTCCATTTTCAGGATGCTTGAGCGCTGCTATTTCTCCGCGTAGCGTCATTTCTTCATCTCCAACTGTATAACG